GCAGGGCGCAAACCTGAGCAACCTACAATCCAAGTCGATCCGATGGCTGTTAAATGACGAGGTTGCGTTCTGGGATGGGGGCAAGCCGGGGCTGTTGGATCACGCCAGGAAGCGCACGACTCAATTCTGGAACAGGCGGATCCTTAACGCATCAACTGCAGGACTTGTCGGAGGTGACATGGATTTAGCCTTTGACGCAGGCGACCGTCGCGAATGGCAGTTCATGTGTCCGTCATGCTCGGAGCATTTTACTCCGACATGGGACAGGCTAGATTTCAGTGAAGGCAGGGCTGGTGCAGAATGGGATTTACGCAAGGTTAAATCATGCGCGCGTTTAATCTGTCCGCATTGCAACGAGCGAATAGAACACACTGAAAGCAACTCGAAACAAATGAACGCAGGCGGTCGATACGTAGCCACAAACGACCAGCCGACACCTGGCCATGTCTCGTTTCGGTTTAATGCGCTTTGCCTGCCGCCGTCTGTGTTGTCGTGGGGTGATTTGGCGGTTGAATACATCCAAGCAAAACGGCTCATGGATTTGGGCAATGATACAGCGATGCGCGAATTTAAGACAAAGCGGCTCGCTGAAAGTTGGTCCGATTACGTTGCCGCCTCGGTCAAGACAACGGTGGACGGCTCTGATTATTCGATTGCTGACCGGAGCCAGACAGCGCCGGGATTCTGGGAGCGAGAAGAAGTGCGATTTATTGCGGCTGACGTTCAGCAAGACCACATTTGGGCGGCATGTCGCGCATTCAGCCAGACAGGTGAGAGTCGGCTTGTCGGATATAGGCAGCTAAACGGTTTTGATGATTTAGCAATGTGGCAGACCGATTTAGGGTGCGAACATCTAGCCATTGACTCAGGATTTCGCACCGGATCGGTGTATGAAGCGTGTTGCGTTTACGGATGGGTGGCAATGAAAGGCGAGGATCGGGTCGGATACAGTCGAATCGAAAACGGAGTGCGGATCACTTCAGCGTGGAAAGAGACAGATCCGGTCACGCCAGCTACGCGCGAAATGGACATGCCGAGACAATCCGCAGCATGTCGGCTTGTTCTTTGGTCCAATCCAACTTTCAAAGATTTCTTGCACCGGCTCAAAACCGGCAAGGGCATTTATTGGGGCATCCCGCGCGATTCAACGCAAGATTACCTAGACCAGATCGACGGCGAACGGAAGCGCCCAAGAATGGACAAGGACGGGCGAGTTAAGTATGCGTGGGTTCCGGTCGGCTCAAAAGGGGAGCATTCATGGGATTGTGAGTGCATGTTGCTGGTGTGCGCTTCGATTTACGGTTTGATGATTCCTGTGACAGGAGAGGACGAAACGAAGCAGGTCGGTTGATCCAAATAACAAAATGCCGCATCTTTATAGATGCCGCAAGCTGCGTTTCGAGCATATACAGATGCAGAGATTACAACCGCGATTTCCAACTGGAAAGCCGCGTTTGACGCTATTCGTGTCGGCAAATCATACACCATTGCGGGGCGGACTGTCACAAGGGCAGATGAGCAGTTTATCCTCAACACGTTAGGCAGTTTTCAGGAGGAAAAGGAGCGACGGGCTGGCATCATTCCGCCTCGTTGCAGCTATGCCAATCATGCTGGAGGTGTGAATTGAGCAGCTTGGTCGATAGATACGGCAACGCGCTTGTGACCGGCACAAGTGAGCTAGAGGGAGCTTCATTCACCAGGCTCCGAACCGCAGCGCCGCCAACCGTTCAAGATTCAAAGCTGCTAGTCACACGTCATGCGCGTCGCACTTTGATGGGCCGAGCAAGGTGGCTTTATAACAATGTTGGCTTTGTCAAGGGTGCCGTTAAGGATATCGCCCGGTATTCAGTCGGGTCCGGTTTCATCCCGCAATGCCAGATTTCAGACCAAGACACACGCAAGCAATATGAGGAGTTTTGGCGGCAATGGTCGCAAATCTGTGAGGTCACAGGGCGGCTGACGTTCAACGAGTTGCTGCATCTTGCATCTGTTGCAATCGACGTGGATGGTGATATCGGATTCATTCTGACCGAAACAGATACGAACTACCCGCAGTTGATGGCGATTGAATCGCACCGGATCACGGGTGAACAAAGGAGTGCGGGATTTGATGGCGTTGACGTGTCAGAAACGGGCCAGCCGTTGCAATACTGGATTGATGAAAGCCAGTCCATGTCAGAACGGAAATACAAGGCTGTTGCGGCTAGAGATTTCGCACTTGTGGCGGAGCTGGATCGGGTTGACGAACAACGAGGCAAAAGCAGATTGCACGCAGCCATCACGCGGCTGGTTGACGTGTGGGAAACACTTGAAGCAGAGACGACTGCGATCAAAACGAACGCCAAAATCGCACTTGCGATCGAAACGGATGACGCATCGCCAAATCCAATTTTCGGCAGGCAACAAACGATTGGAAGCCAGACGACCGGCACCGTAATGACCGAGGACATTTACGCCGGGGCGATTCCGCGTTTGAAAAAGGGAGAAAAACTTTGGGCACACGAAACCAACCGGCCAAATCCGACTTTCACCGGTTATATGGATTACCTTGGTCGTGATGTTGCCGCTGGTCTCGGTGTGCCCATTGAATTTATCTGGAACGCTGAGAGCATGGGCGGCGTTACGCAGCGTTTCATCATGCAGAAAGCCCAGCGTCGATTCTGTGAACGGCAAGAAACGCTCAAGAAATTCGCAAGCCGCATTTGGGGGTGGGTAGTCTCGAAAGCCGTTAAGCGCGGCGACCTGCCGTATTCCGACGAGTGGTATAAAGTGCGGTGGCAAATGCCTAGCCGGATAACCGTCGATGTTGGCAGGGAAGCGCAGCAGGCGCGCGAAGACATCAAGCTAGGACTGAAAACTGTATCAGACGACGCCGCAGAGCGCGGCATGGACATCGACGAGCTGCGCGACCAAATCGAAAAAGAGGCGACAGATTTGCTGCAACGCGCAGACCGGATGGCAACGACCACGGGCAAACCTTTCGAGCTTTGTCTTTCGCTGCTCAGTAACAGAACGGAACAAATCAGCATACAAACCAGCCAAAACAATGACACACAACCTGCGAACTCATAAAATCATTTTATGCGATCCAACGCAATTTGAGCTGAAATGCAAGGCACTGGATGAAGCGCGCGGCGTGGCATGGGATGGCGAAACTGACATTTTCGGTGAAGATATACCGGACATGGAAACTGTTGACGGCGTGGCGATTGTGCCTGTGATTGGCGCGATTGCGAATAACATCCCGCAAATCTTCAAGGCTTTTGGTTTCTGTGATTGCGCTGACATTGCGGCAAATATCGCAATCGCCGAAGCCGATCCGAATGTCGAAGCCATCATTTTGGACATCGACTCACCTGGCGGAACAGTTGGCGGAGTGATCGAGCTGGCAGAACGGATCGAGGCGGCATCAAAGCCTATTTACTCGCACACATCCGGCATGGCTGCATCGGCGGCGTATTGGATTGCGTCGGCTACGGATGGCGTTTTCATGTCCAAATCCGCAGAGGTCGGCAGCATCGGTGTTTACAGTGCGTTGCAAGACACTGTGAAGATGTTTGAAATGTTCGGTGTTAGAGTCGAGCTGTTCAAGTCGGGCAAATACAAGGCAACCGGCTTTCCTGGCGTAGCACTCAGCGACGACCAGCGCGCCCAAATTCAGTCAGAGGTTGACCACATCTATGGCATGTTCAAATCGCATCTCCTAGCAAATCGCCCGTCAGTTCAAGATGACGCCATGCAGGGCCAGACATTCATGGGCCAGCTTGCGGTCGATGCTGGACTGGCTGACATGCTTTCAAATGGCATTTCAGAAACCATTTCTGAGGTGAAATCAATCGTGTCCAAATAACAAAGTGACCCAACAATATAGAGCATGAAAATTTCCGAAGAACTAGCCACCCGTGACGCGCGCATTGCCGAGCTTGAGGCAATCGTTGAAGGCGCGTCGGTATCAGCCAACACCGAACTAACCGAGCTGCGCGCCAAATTCGACTTGCTTGTTGAGTCTGAGCAGAGCCTGTCCGCAACGGTCGAGACGCTAAAAGGCCAACTGAGCGCGGCTGAAAACGAAACCGAAGCACTCAAGGCCGAAGCCAAATCAGCCGAAGCACGCGCGCTTGAAATCGTCGCCGGTCTCGGCGTGGCACAAACCGAACTCCCCAAGAAAGCGGCATCTGAAACCGAAGCCGTTTTGACGCGGGCCGAATTCAACCAACTTTCACCCAACGACCGTCTTGCCTTTGTCAAGGCGGGCGGAACTCTCAACTAATCAAATCACATGGCAAACACTCTCACTAACTTGGTGCCCGATCTTTACGAGGCGCTCGATGTCGTCTCCCGCGAACTGGTCGGAATGATTCCTTCCGTTTCGCGTAATTCCAGCGCCGAACGCGCTGCGAAAGATCAGACCATCCGCATTCCCATCACACCGGCAAACTCAGCCAGCGACATCACTCCGGCTATGAGCGTGCCGAGCATCGCCAACCAGACCGTTGGCAACACCACGCTTTCCATCAGCAAGTCGCGTTACGCTCCATTCAGTTGGAACGGCGAAGAGCAGCGCGGACAGAACAACGCTGTCGGATACCAGCAAATCAAAATTGCTCAGATGGCTCAGGCGTTTCGCACGCTGGTCAACGAGATCGAGACCGACCTTGCAACGGTCGGCTATCAATACGCCAGCCGCGCTTACGGCACTGCCGCGACGACTCCGTTTGCTTCTACGCTGGCTGACTCCGCTCAGGTCCGCAAGATTCTGGACGACAACGGCGCTCCGCTGTCCGGTCGTTCGCTTGTGATCGACACGACCGCCGGCGCTGCGCTTCGCACCTTGACGCAGTTGACCAAGGCTAATGAAGCCGGTTCCGCCATGACCCTGCGCGACGGCGAGCTGTTGAATCTGCACGGTTTCAGTGTGAAGGAATCGGCTCGGATTGGTTCCCCGACGGTCGGCACCGCTTCGAGCGCGACCAGCGACAACGCAGGTTACTCCATC